GGTCGAAGTTGGTTCATCAAGTGGTGGGGCTACTGGAGATATTGATAGTGTAACTGCGGGTACTGGTTTAGATGGCGGTGGATCATCTGGAGATGTCACTCTATCTGTTGACGTATCAGACTTTATGGCTAATGGAGCAGACAACAGAATACTTACTGCTACTGGCACAGATGCTATGAACGCAGAATCACAATTAACTTATAATGGTGCAGGATTATTAGAAATACATAAAGATGGAAGTAATGCAGTATTACAATTAAGAAGTGATGATGCTAATACAAGAATACATTTTAAAGAGGGCAGTAGTGTAAAATGGAATGTTGGTTATGATGCAGCCAATAACAAATTTAGTTTTTATGATGGAGCGACAGTATTTGCCATTGAAGATGGTGCAGGTGCTAATACTTTAATAGTAGATAGTAATTCACGAGTAGGAATTGGTACTGCATCACCAAGTTATTCGCTCCATGTTGTAGGAACTGGTCAATTTACTGATGATGTAAGAATTGGAGACGATTTAGTATTTAATGCAAATGCTAACTATATATATCAAAGAGATTCTGCTAATACGCTAACAAGAATGTTAGGAATAAATGGAAGTAATACTACTTATATAGGACCGATAGATAGTTATGCAGGTGGAAGAATGTATTACGGTACAAGTGCTAATATGTCTGGGCATAATTTTTACACTGGTGGAACACTAAGAATGAAATTAGATGGTTATGTTTTAGACTTACCTAACACTGGAGATTGGAGTTATATAAAGAATAATACTAATTCAGGTGGATTAAGATTTGGTACAAAAGATGCAGGTGGTACTTATGCTGACCAAATAGAAATATCTAATACTGGTAATTTTGTTAAGCTAAATGAAAATACTACTATAACTGGTAATTTAGCAGTAACTGGAACAGCCTCTGTATCTTCTGTCCTTTATGGAAATCAAATTGATTTAACAGGTGAATTAAACTTTACAGGTGCTGGTAATAAAATTATAGATATTGAAACCTTAGCAGGTAGTAATTATTTAGCTATTAGACATCATAATCCAACTGGTAATTTATTTGAAAATGCTTTAGTACTTACTGCTAACGCTGGTGCAAAACTTTATTATAATAATGGTTTAAGACTTGAAACTACTAATGCAGGTGCAACAATAACTGGTAATTTAGAAGTAAAAAATAGTTCTAATGGCAGAGGTGTACAATTAAACACAAATTCAGAAATAAAATCATTAGACGGTGCATCATCATTACATCTTCAAAGATATGTAGACGGTCTTGTGCGTATTGGCAATGATTCAAATTCAGATTTATATGTAGCAAATAAAATAGGTATAGGAACTGAATCACCAAGTTATAAATTAGACATTACTCATGCAGGTAGTGGATTAAGATTAAATAGTAGTGGAGACCAACAATTAAGATTTGAAAGAAGTGGTGGTAATGCTTTTAGCATTGAACACGATGCTTCAAGAATGTATTTATACAATAGAACTACAAGTGCAGCAACAGTAGCAGTTACAAATGCAGGAAATTTTGGTATAGGAACTGTATCACCTGCATTTAGTTGGGGAACAAGAGGAATAGAAATACAAGGTTCGGGAGTAAATCCTTCTATAAGATTAGATAGAAGTGATAGTATTTTTGAGATTACAGCAAGAGGTAACGACATATTGCTTTATAACGTAGGAACCGCAAGAAGTCTTAGATTTGGTGTTGGCGGAGGAGAAAAGTTTAGAATTAATTCTGATGGTAATTCTTATTTCTATCAATCTGCTATTATTAATACTAATAATCACTCATTATTAGGTAGAGATACAGGTGGTACAGTAAGAAATTTAGCTAAAATTGATTCATCAAATCACATATTACTTGGAGATAGTAGTTTAACTGGTCAGGTATTTACATATCCTGCTAACTATATGGAAATAAATACTGATAGTGGATGGCTACGAGTAGGTTCTGAAAATAGTAATTGGGCTCATATAACAACCGACAGATCAAGTTTTTATTTTAATAAAAAATTAACAGTAGACGAAGGTATTGTACAGTCTTATAACGAAGATTTAAGCTTAAGAAGAAACCAAGGCACTGCTGATAGAATAGATATTAAAGATACGCATCAAATTTTTTATGCACAAAATCTTGAACGATTTAGAATAGATACAGGAGGAGTTGATGTTACTGGAGCTATAACTGCTACAAGCCAAATTACGACTGACTATGGTGTAGCATTTACAAATGGTAATACTAACTTTATTTTTTACAATAATACTGGAGATAATCTATTTTATTTAAGAGATACTACTAATGCACAAATGCTACAGACTTGGACTACAAGCTCAACTACTATACACAAACCTTTATATGTAAGTGGTGCTACACAAGTTACTGGCTATAGCGGTTCAACATCACATTTTCAATTAAATTTTACAGGTAGTACCAATTCTTTATTAAAAATAGTTAATAGTGGTTGGACTAATGAAACTACTCATGATATTTTATATAATTACTGGTCATCAAATATAGGAGATTATACTTATTTAAAATCTGCTGGTAATTCTTCTTCTGGACATGGTATAGCCTTAGTAGGAGATACTTTGTTTGCGGTAGGAGATACAACCGTTGCAACTGGTGCTGTAACTAATAGTGCTACTGCTCCATTTACAGATACTTGGTTTACTGTTAATGGTAGTGGTAATGCTGAGTTAAAAGGTTCTATGAAAATTAAAAGTGGAGATGATTTTGTATTAGGAGAGTTGTCAGGTAATCTTCGTATGAAAGGTAGTGGTACTGAAGCATTTAATTTCTTAGGAGCTGGTAATGGTTTTGCCACACTAAATGCAAACACTTACAATTCAGGTTCAGGTTATTTTCAATCAGACGACTATTCTACGGATGTTTCTTTAAGGCGTGGACCAAATAATGATGATAGAATTATTATAGAAGCATCTCAAACAAGAATTATTGGAGATTCAGTAGAAAGAGTAAGATTTGGTAGCTACGGTATTAGAAATGCATATGATGGAACTAATTCAGCTCCAGCTTATAGTTTTGTAAATGATACAGATACTGGTATGCGTAGAAATGGTAGTGGTGTTATAGATTTTATAAACAACGGTATTCGTAGACTTAGAATAGAAGCAGACGGAGATTTAGTTTTAAGTAGTGACGGTAGTACTCCAGGTGCAAGTATTCATCGTATTGGTGGATTATACTTTACTTGGGATAGAGATAGTTACGGAACTAACCAACAACATGCTATATTATGTAGTAGTGATGATTTAATTATAAACAGTTTTGATAATGTTACTATTAATCTTGATAGTAATGATAATGATACTGCTGAAGCGTTTCAAGTTAGAAGACACGCTATAGATTTAACAAGTGGAGAATTGTTATATTCTATTGACCAATCTGGTAATTCTTACACAATGGCTGCATCGCAAGTAGGTAATGGTTCTGCAGCTGCTCCTTCATTAAGTTTTTATAATGACACTGATTTAGGATTTTATAGAAATGGTGCTAACAATATGAGGTTTACTGCTGGTAATAGCATTAGAGGTACTTGGAATGGAGACGGGCTAGTATTAAACGGAGGTTCATTAGGAGTTAATGTAGCTATACCAACAACAGATGGAGTTATAAGAGCTGGTAATGATGTTATAGCATACTATTCATCAGACGAAAGATTAAAAGAAAATGTTAAACCTATAGAAAACGCTATAGATAAAGTATCTAAGATTAGAGGTGTTGAATTTGACTGGATTGTTGATAAGGAAATTCACGACAATGAAGGACACGATGTAGGTGTAATAGCACAAGAAATAGAAAAAGTTTTACCTGAAGTTGTACAAACTAGAGATAATGGGTACAAAGCAGTTAAATATGAAAAGATTGTTTCTTTATTAATAGAAGCAGTAAACGAACAACAACAACAAATTAACAAACTCAAGGAGAAGTTAAATGGCTAAAGTAATAAGTGCAGTAGAAGCTGCAGCAGTTGAATCAGTTGAATCGCCAAAAATGGTTTCAATTAAACATACTAGAACTATGAAAAATCCAAATGGTAACGATGTTACTGTGTTGGATTATGAAGAATCTAAAGATGTTGATAGTGCTATATCAGATGCAGAAGCTAGTAAAGCAAGTCTAGAAGCACAGCTTGTAGAAGTAGAAGCTGAATTAGTAGAATACCAAGCAATTAAAGACGCGTAATGCCAATTACAGGTGCAGGGTATTTGAATAGTGGAACTATCTATTTAAAAGGAAATCAACCTAATAACGGTTCTAGTTATACCGATGGTATGTTTTATTGTGCCTATGGTGGTGCTCCTTTTAATAGTAGTAATTTACCAAGTCAAACTACTAATTTTAGTTTGGCAACTATCAATGCAGCTATTAGATTTTTAGGAAATAAACCTAATTATACAAATGGTGCTCCATATTCATTTAGTGAATGTAGGAGTGCTTATGCTGTGGGTGGAGGTCCTGGAGGTCTTTGTATACATGATGAAGTATTGGTAAATGTTGATACAGATGGAACACTAAAAAACATTTCTGAGTTAGAAGTTGGAGATATGGTATTATCTTACAATGAAACTACTAAAGAAGAAGAGCTTGTACCTATATTGGAAATAAAAAAACCTGAGCATGATAATATGTATATATTAGAAATGGAGACTGATGGTAAACCAGTTAATTTTAGTATGACAGAAGATCATCCAGTATATAAAACAGATGAAACATTAACATCTATAAAACCTGATGTAACGTTTTCTAATTATGGATTAGAAGCAACAGAATTGAAAATAGGAGATGAATTGCTAGTATCTGGAAATACAGATAATAAGATTAAAAGAATTGAAAGATTTGCTGGCACATACGGAACTTATACAATATTAACAAAACATAATAACTTTTATGCTGAAGGCATATTAGTTCACTCAGAAATAGGGGGATAAAGTGGAAGTAAGTAAAGATAGTAAATTTACATTATCTATAGAAACAGCTGTAAGCATTTTAGTTACTGTAGCTATGATAATTGGTATGTGGTATTCCCTGCAAGCAGAAATAGAACTTGCAAAAGAACTACCAGAGCCAGAAGTATCACGTATGGAATACGATCTGAAAGATCAAATGATTCGTGATTCAATTATGAATACAGAAGAAAAAGTAGAAAAACTTGAAGAGAAAGTGGATTCTGTTAAAGAAGATACTAAAATGATTAATGAAACTCTTCTTAATATGAATAAAGATTAATGAGGTATAGAGATGAATTATTACTATGGTATGGCATGGTTGCTTGGGTTATTGCTATGGCAGTCGCCCTTGCACTCACAGTCAGTTAATTTAAATAGCTTTGCAGAAGTACAAGCATTAAATATACAGAAATGTGCAGTAGTACAAATCAACGCAGGTTGGAATTACCAAAATAGAGTAAAGGTAGAAAAGTTAGCTGAACTTTGTTATGTTGGTGAAATAGACTTAAATAATAAAACAATAGGTGCTGTTATTCAAAAAGAATGGAATATTAAAATAGTACCTACAATTATTATATTTAAAGAAGGCGTAGAGGTTATGCGTTACGAACCTGGTATTAGCATGAGGTTTGACGAAAAAGAAGTATTTGATAAAATTAAAAAAGAAATTAAATGAGAAGAAAATTATTCAATACAGATGCTAAAAGATCTAACGGAAAGAAAAAAACAAGGCAAGGTATGAGTAATAATACTAAATTTGGTAATAAAAATAGTAAAAATTATTACAAAAAACGCAGTAGAGGACAAGGATAATGGCTGTAAAAAAAGATTCTAGACTAAAAAGAGCTGGTGTTTCTGGATACAATAAACCTAAAAGAACACCTGGTCATAAAACAAAGTCACATATTGTTGTTGCGAAAGAAGGCAGCAAAATTAAAACTATAAGATTTGGACAACAAGGCGTTAGCACAGCAGGTAAAAAGAAAGATGCTAAATCTAAAGCTAGACGCAAAAGTTTTAAAGCAAGACACGCTAAGAATATAGCTAAAGGCAAAATGTCTGCAGCATATTGGGCTAATAAAGTAAAATGGTAAAGGAGTAAATATGCCATACGGTAAAGGTACATACGGAAGCAAAGTAGGTAGACCGCCTAAAAAGAAAAAGAAAAAGTCTAAGAAAAAAGGAAAGAAAAAATAATGGCTAAAACTGTTAGTTGGATGTGGGGAGGTAAGCGTTACAAAGGAACTTTAATAAGAGAAACTAAAACGCATAAATTTGCTAGGACTCATAATGGCAAAATTAAAAAGATCAAGAAAAAATAATTACTATAACCAATAAGGAGAGCACGTAATGAGTAAAAAAGAACAAACAGTAGATTTAAAATCTGAAGCTACTATAAAAATGGAAACATTAGTAGAGCAGTATAATCAACTTGTTCAGGAAATACAAGAGGCTAACGGTAGATTAGCAGAAGTAAAACAAATGATCGTAGAGCATCAAGGATATATAAAAGGTCTTGAAGCTTGCGATGAAAACTGTAAGGAAAAATAATGGGACCAATATTAGGTAAGGTACTTACTAGCTTAGGTACAGAAAAGCTCATCAAAGCTGTTATAATGCATTTAGGAGATTGGTTAGTAGCTAAATCTTCTAATAAATTAGATGACAAGCTTTGGAGTGAAGTAAAAAAAGCATTAGCTAAAAAATAGGAGGTTTCATTGAAACTTAAAAAACGTGGTATCGTAATACCAGACCAGCATTATCCATTAGAGGATAGAGCTGCAGTTGAGTGTGTTAAAAAAGCAATACTAAAAATAAAACCTAAAGTGTTTGTTAATTTAGGGGATGTTGGAGAGTGGGAGTCTGTATCAGCTTGGAGATATAAAGACAAAAAGCTACCGCCTTTAGAGTTTCAACTACCTATTGTAGATGAAGATATAAGGTTAGTAAATCAAGGATTAGACGAGTGGGATGAAATACTTAAAAAAGTTGGATGTAAAGAAAAGTATTTATTACAAGGTAACCACGATCTCTGGTTGGATAATTTTGCTAACAAGTATCCTTATCTTGATGATTACAGCTTTTTTAAAGCTTGTAAAATTAAAGAAAGAGGATATAAATACACAGAATACAACTTGCCGATCCAAGTAGGTAAGTTGGTATTCTTTCATGGTGCGTTTGCAACAACGTATCATGCGAAAAAGCATTTAGAGACATATGGAGAGAATGTAATGTATGGACACGTACACGACATTCAACGACATACAATGACAAAGCTTAATAGTAATATTGGCGCTTGGTCTATGGGATGTTTAAAAGATATGTCACACGAAAGCAACAAATGGTTAAAAGGTAGGCTGCACAATTGGGGCCATGCTTTTGCTATTGTTGATTGGTTTGACAATGGAGAATTTAAAGTAGAAACCGTAGAAATAATAGACGGAAAAACAAGTGTTTGGGGAGAGGTTATTGATGGAAACGAGTAATTCAACAGGCGGTCCTATGCAAGGATCGTCTACCAACTCTTCTAGAAGAACATACAATATGAAGAGTAAAAAGAAAAAAGTTAAGATGAAAACTATGCAGGATGTATTACAACATGGCAAAAAAAATATTAAATTTAAATAACTTTAGTGGAGGTCTAAACGATTCTGCTGCTCGTAGGGATTTATTACCTAACGAGTTTGCTGTATTAGACGGACTAGATAATGAATATTTTGGAAAACTAGTACCATTAGGCGAACTTGCTGATAGAACTGTTAATAGTTTACCTACAAGCAATACAATAAAAGATGGTTCTGGATTGTTGCATTTTAATTCTGATGTAAAAATTCACGATACTTCTGAGGTAGCTACAGAATATTTAGCATACCACGATGTAAATAACAAAGGTGTTAAATTTATAGAACTAGGTACTAACACTGCTAGAAACACTGTACACGGAGGTACGGTTACAATTGGTGATAGTAGTTTTGCTGGTGAAGTAGATATGTTTGCATTAGATGGCGATATAAGAGTATATGGAACACATACTCCATCAACTACTGCTAATACTTTTAGTCTTCCTAAAATAATACAAAGAATTAAATACGATAGAAATTTAGCAACTGCAACTACATTAGAAGTTATTAAAGATCAAGTATCTGCAAATGATATATTTTTATCACCTATTACTATTGGTAGTGCTGGTATTTATGATAATACAATGATAGAAAAAGGTAAATCGGGTTCACCGTCTGCTAGTAATAATTCAGAATTATTTATGTTGGACGATGCTACGTTAAGTTTAGGTTATTATAGTGGAGCGTATAGTAGAGTAAACTTTACATCTACTTTACTAGGAAACATATTAAATAGTCACAATAGCGTATCTAGTACAAATTTTGGGGGAATGTCTTGTTTAGCATACTTTAATGGATCTCCAACATCTGCATCACAAGATGAAGAAAGTACTATTGTAGTTTATAAAAGTACTTCTGGTAAAAAATATGGATTGTGGGGTACATTAATTTATGATAACAAACAAGAATCTGGACCTACTTATCTAGGAGATATTTACCAACCTACATTAACAGAAAACAAAGTAAGACAATTACATTTAGGTTTTGTTGGCAGACCTTCGCCTAAAGATAGAGTAACTGGATTTAAAGTGTATTGGGCTTTAATAGATAGTTATGCAGTAACTAACAATGAAGTTACAGGTGATATAGGACAGCGTTATTTATTAGCTGAAGTAAATTATGAGAAGGGTGTAAGACTAAATGGAGAATCTGGATTTACTAAATTTGGAATTGCAGGAATTGGATCTAGTGCCAAGAATCATTATGTATTTCCATCTACTGGATATGCTAATGCTTCTTATTTCGTAGGACAAGCAATGAGCGATTTAAGCATAGAAGAGCCATTACTGTCCGAAAAACACTCAGCTATAGGTAGACCTAACACAGGCGGTAAAACGTCTACAGTGGTCAATAGAAAGCTTTATATAGGCAATGTACAATATTATGATGATAATAATATAAGACAAACTGCTAATGATAGACTTATGAAGTCTAATGTAAATGATTTTGATTTTTTTGATGCTGAAAGTTTTATAGATGTAGAGGTAAATGACGGAGAAGATATTACTGTATTAGAAAACTTAGGCGGTAGATTGCTGCAATATAAACAAAATACATTATACATTATTAACGTAAGTAGAGATATAGAATTTTTAGAAGGAACTTATGAACAAAGAGGTTGTTTAAAGCATTCGCATTTAGTTAAAGGAGAAGGTTTTGTATCATGGTTAAATAAGTTTGGATTGTTTATGTATGATGGTAAGCAGCTTATTAACTTAATACAATCTAAACAAACAGGACAAAATAAAGTTGTTTGGTCTAATATATACAATGCAGATTTGAAGCTTTCTTATATACCAAACAAAGAACAATTAATTATATTTAAAAAAGCAACAAACGCAGAAAGTAAAAGTCAAATTATTTTATTTGATTTAAAATCAATGTCATTTGTAAAAGAAACAAAATCTGGTATAAACGGACAAAGTTATGAACCTTTTACTACTGATAATAGTACCAATGTAGTTCAGGATAATAATGGGGAATTGTTAGTAATAGCAAGTAATAATTACGCATTAAAAAAATGGTCTGAATCTAGTGCTGCTAAAAAATATAAAGCAAATACAGTGTTGATGGAAACAAAAGAATTTACATTTAAAAAACCTAACACTCCTAAAAATTTAACTGCAGTATATGTTGCTGCTAGAAATGGAGACAATATTAAGGTGCAAGTAAGAGCGCATACATCTGGTTCTAACAACAAGGATGTCGTAGATCCTCACAGTAATGCAAGTAATAACTTGTTGCCAACAAGCGATGATATGTCTTACAAAAAGATTGTAGTAAATAATGCAAAATTAAAAACAACTGCTAGTGAAAAAGTATATGGATATTCTGTTTTATTAACAGTAGTAGCTGACGGAGACGTTCAATCTGATTTTGAATTAAATGATATACAATTAGTTTATAGAGAGATGGTAACTACATGAGTAGAAGAATTATAGATATAGTGCGTAATAATGCAAATTTTATACATCCTACTTTTAACAAAATACTTAAAAGACCGCCTTCTAATAATGAAGGAAATTTAGGGGATACTAGAATAGTAAGATTAGGATTAAAAATGTATAATTATGTAAAAACAGAAAAAGGTTGGCAACGTAATGTATTTGAAAAAAATCCAACAGAAACTACTGCAACTACTAGTGAAACTCCAACAGGTACAGACGTTCCAACTATTACATCGTTTACAG